CATCGAGGCTCCAAGGTGGCGGCAAGAAGGGCAGCAAAGATTGACGAAAACCAGCCCGCACTGGTGAAGCTGTTGCGGGATATGGGTATTAGCGTTGCCATTACCAGCGCAGCGCACGATGGATTTCCGGATCTGGTTGTCGGTTTTGGTGGGATAACCGTATTGGTAGAGGTAAAGGACGGAAGCAAAGAACCTGCAAGGCGCAAGCTGACGCCGCAGCAGGTGGCCTTTCACGGATCATTCAAGGGCGCTATCACGGTAATCGAGAATGAGCAGCAGGCTGTAGAGCTGGTGTCCAGGATAAGGCAAGCGTCAGCGCAAACTAGGATAGATTGGAATGTGGGAGCAAGAGCGTATGCCTGATGGTCAGAATGGTCACAACATATTCAAGGCACTGATCGACGGCGGTATGGGTTACGTGTGGTTTGCGCTTCTTGCATTGTGGGGAGGGACTGTGAGCTATATCAGTCGTGTTCGGAGAGACAACGCACCCTTCAGCTTTGTTGAGCTGGTGGGAGAGTGGACGATATCAGCGTTCGCCGGGGTTATGACGGCACTGATATGCCAAGAGATGGGCTTCAGCCTGATACTGACAAGCGCCCTAGCTGGCATAAGCGGTCACATGGGCGGCAGAGCCATTTACATGATGGAGCAATTTTTCTGTAAGAAGTTTGGCGTGCCAGTTAGGCACCGAAGGTATGATGATGACAAAAGAGATTAAGGCCGATTTTACGCTGACGCCGGAGCAGAGAAAGAAGGCGGCAAAGCTGACGCACCTACAAAAGTGGACCATGATTCACGCCGCCAGTGGCATGAGCAAAATGGATGCTTACGTGAAGGCTGGCGGTAAAGCGAAAGGGAAAAGCGCCAACAACGTGATTGGCAAAATGTTGGAAAAAGGTAGTGTGCTGGCGTTTTACAATAGTTTGGTTGATTCCGCAGCAGCAAAAGCCGTAATGACCCGCGAAGAAGCCCTGGAAACCCTCACCAAGATTGCCCGGACCACCGTTAAAGACGTGGTTCGATTCAAGGATGCACAGGTAGGAGAGGACGAGCACGGCAACCCTGTGTATCAAACCGTGTGGAGCCTGATCGACTATGACGCCATGGATTCTGCCAGTGCGGCCGCAATCGCAGAACTGAGTACAGGCCGCGACGGCTTCAAGTTCAAACTGCACAGTCAGACCGGCGCCATCAAACAGATATCGGATATGGAAGGATGGGACGCGCCCAAGAAGATCGAGGGCAACATGCAGCTGAACACCAATGTTGAGGCGCCCGAGATAGCCAACGCCCTGAGCCAGCTACTGGATAAGCTGTAATGCTGAAGTGGGATGAAATGACCGACGCGGAGAAGATCGCCGTGAAGGTGGCTAGCGAATCATCCTTTGAAGCGTTTATGAGGATCTTCTTTCAGCTGCTACAGGGGCAGAAGTTCCACAAGAACTGGCACCACACCTATGAATGCCGCTTGGCCGAATCCGTTTACCGCATGGAAATACCCAGGGGAATCGTCAACGTGGCGCCCGGCAGCACCAAAACAGAGATATGGTCCATCCACTGGCCGGCCTGGTGCATCCTGAAGTGCATTGGTGAGGGCAGATCAACCCGCTGGCTCCCGCTTTCCTACTCCGACGACCTGGTGAGCGAGAACGCCATCCGTGTTCGGGAAATCCTGGAAAGCGAGGAATATCAGACTTTATGGCCGCTAAACCCTTCCCGCGATACAAAAAGTAAGAACAACTGGAAATACATTGACCAGAACGGGAACCAGCACCGGTTATACGGCACCAGCATCAATGGCCAGGTAACCGGCCGCCGCGCTGGATTCATGGAAGAAGGATTTACCGGGGCACTGGTGATGGACGACCCGCTACCGCCCAAGGACGCCGAGAGTGGCCGCCTGATAGACAAGGGCAACAAGCGTATCAACCGCATTGTTCGCTCCCGCCTTGCCCATGACCGCGTGCCCATCATCATGGTGCAGCAGCGCATAGCCAAGGGCGACAGCACCGACTACCTGAACAGCGACAAAAGCCCGGATGATTACCAGCAGTTCCGAATCCCTGCCATAATCGACGCAAGTTACCTGGACCAGCTGAGTGACGAAATGCGCGAAGCCTGCATACGTGACACCGGATTTACCGGGAAGCGATGCAGCTACTGGCCAGAGAAAGAGCCCACGGAGACACTGCTTGCCATGGAAAAAGCCGATAACTATATGTTCAGCGCTCAATACCAGCAGTCACCGGATGATGCGCTGGCGGAAGGTGTCGTTTACAAGGATGAAGTGGAGCTATTGATCGAGGAAGGGCGCCTTGCCAACCTTCCCGTTGAGAAAAGCCTGCCCGTTCACACGTATTGGGATCTTGGCATTAACGACGATATGGCACTGTGGCTGGTGCAGATCCACCGCAAGGAAATACGCTGCATTGCCTGTTACGGCAACCGTGACGAGGGCATGGAGCATTACATAAACTGGCTGCATGACTTCGCAGACAAGTATGGCGTGCGGTTTGGCAAGCATCTGGCGCCGCACGATATCGAAGTGAGGGAGCTATTGTCCGGGGAAAGCCGGTTACAGACCGCCAAACGAATGGGCATCAAGTTTACAACGGTACCGAGAACCAAGAGCAAGCGGGAATCCATCAACGCCCTGAAGGCACTGTTCCCGCGAATCTGGATCGACAAGGTACGCTGTGACACCGACATTGCCGGGAACCAGGGCGATATGGCCAACCATACCGGGTGGAAGGCGATCAAGGCGCTACGCCGGGAGTGGGATCACGACAATGAAACATTCAAAGACACCGTAGGGCCGAAGTGGGCCACCAACTACACCGATGCGCTCCAACAGATGGGGCTAAACTGGAAAGAAGAAAAGCCGAAGCAGACAAGTCATGCCCGCAGCGCTGGACCGGGTGGTTGGCTTGGCGCATAGGGTGAGGGACGGACTTGAGCTGCACGCCGCACTGTTTAGGAGATAGATCATGTTGCCAGGCAAAGAACCCATAAAAACCCGTGAGGACGACAGCAAAGAGTCGTTGCTTAAAGAGATCCGGGAGCGTGCGGATTACGCCAATACCGCATGGAAGCACAACTTTGACGCCGCACAAGAAGATATAAAGTTCCTTGCCGGGGAGCAGTGGCCTGATTACATCAAGCAACAGCGCGAACTGAAGCAGCGCCCGTGCCTGACCCTGAACAAGCTACCGCAGTACGTGGACCAGGTATTGGGCGACCAGCGCCAGAACCGACCTGCCATCAAAGTGCATCCGACAGAGGCGAACGTAGCAGGTGGTGGCGAGGACGACCCGCAGCAGCTGCAGAACCTGACCGGCAAAGTGAATTACTCGCTGGCGGAAGTGTACGAGGCCCTGATTCGGAACATCGAGTACAACAGCAAAGCCGAAGCCCACTATGACACCGCGTTTCAGCATGCCGTTGAAGGTGGCTTTGGCTGGTTGCGCGTACTGACCAAGTATTCCACCGACGATGCCTTTGAGCAGGATCTTTGCATTAAAAGCATTCACAACCGGTTTGCTGTGCTGATGGACCCGGACGCCGACGAACCCGACTTTTCAGACGCTAACTGGTGTTTCATTGGTGAGCGGATGCGCAAGAAGGAGTTTGAAAAGCGCTATCCGGAAGCAGTTCGAGGGGATCTGATTGACTCAGACCGTGGTGAATATTCCTGGTGGGTGAGCGAGGAAGGTATCAGGGTGGCGGAATACTTCTGGCGAGAGCCGAAGAACCGCACACTGCTATTGCTAAGTGACGATCGTGTGGTGTGGGAGGATGAAGTAAAGCCCGTGCTGGACGAACTGAAGGAAATGGGCGTTACCGAGAAGCGCCGGCGCAAGGTCAAAACCTACATTGTGAAGTGGGCGAAGGTCACCGCCTACGATATCCTGGAAGGCCCGGTAACGTGGCCCGGCCGCAGCATTCCCGTGGCGCCCGTGCTTGGCAAGGAAATGACCCTGGGTGACAAAACCTATTACCGTGGCCTGATCCGGTTTGGCAAAGACGCCCAACGGATGCACAACTTCTGGATGACGGCCGCAACCGAGAAATCTGCACTCGCGCCCAAGGCGCCCTGGGTGGCTGACGCTGAATCTATCGAGGGCTACGAGGAAGAATGGGCAAACGCCAACGTCGACAACCAGAGCGTGCTTCGATACAACGCCCGCAATGACGTACCGCCACCGCAGCGCAACCAGGGCACGCCAATGCCCACGGCAGAGCTTCAGATTGCCATGAGCTTCACGGATGAAATGAAGGCCACCATTGGCCTGTACGATGCCAGCGTAGGTGCGCAGAGCAACGAAACCAGTGGTAAAGCCATACTGGCACGCCAGCAGCAGGGCGACCGTGGCACGTTTGCCTATAACGACAACTTGGCCAGGGCCATAGGCCGCATTGGTGATATCTGCGTTGAGTTGATTCCAAAGGTTTACGACAGTGAGCGAGTAATCCGGATCCATTTTGAGGACGGCACCGGGGATTGGCTCAGGATCAACCAGACCATCATGGACGAGGAAACGCAGAAACCTGTGATGGTCAGTGATATGGCGCAAGGTAAGTTTGACGTAACTGTGAAGTCAGGCCCTGGATACCAGACGCAACGCCT